AATCAACATGTTTGTTTCTAAATTACCAGTTGATTGTGCTCTTGCTGGGTCTATTACTTTTAATTTATTATCACCAACTCTTCTAACTACAGCTGATTGTCCTAAAATCTTTTTTAATCTTCCGAATAATGTTTTGTCTGCCATTTTATTTTCCCTATTTAATTAACCACGTCAAATCTTCTCCACCGCCTGGAGTATCCCATTTCCAATCTTTATGTTCTGTTTGAGTGTACATACCATCACTTCTATGAATATTTTCTATAGCATTCTTACTCAAATTTATACCATCATTTCTAAGCTTGAGAGCAGTATCTCTAACCCAAAGTCCTATACCTAACGCCATTACTAAGTCGTCATTATATCCTTTTTGAGCTTCTGCTCTATGTCCTTTCCAGATAAAAACAGCCAATTCGTCAAGTAGTCTTGTTGACCTGACGATTAGCGATCTTTCTCTAAAATAAATATCAAGTTTCGAAATTAAAAGTGGCCTGGTTTTACTAGATGTTGTAAATCCTGGAGTCATTTGACTTTTATCTTTCAAATCATAACCTTTTTGTATTTGTGTTGTAGCGTCTGTAACGCCGTCTTGTTTATATGTATAATATAAATTTTTATACTGTCTATCTATTGCACTTTGAATTGCACCAAATCCTACACTTGCATTTTCTATTACCAATAGGGCTTCATTATATTCTGTAGCAACTGTTACCAACATATTACCAAAGTCTTTAGGAGTTAATTGACCTCTAAATTCTGCAACTTGGGTAACATTGTCTATATCTAAAACATGAAAGGTAGAAAAATCTGTTCCGTCTCCTCTTGCTACATCTGCTATTACCATATAGTCTTTAGAATAATCAGGATATTCCCAAACCCAATATTCTCCATCTCTACCACGTCTTTCAACAGGTTCTTGCATATAGGTATCTTTATACCATTGAACTGTTTGTCCTTCAATTACAGTATTACCAGAAGATACAAAGTCACAATCACATTCTTGTGCGGCCATTTTTGCACCAAGTAATTGTTCTTGTTCATTTCTCCATTCTTGGTCTCTTTCTGGATGTAAACTCCAATGTAGTCTAATAGTATTAAACTTGTTTCTACCTTCTTCGGCTGCTACCCATGTTTTATGAAAGAAATTACCTGTACCATTTGGTGTTGAAAGAATTATAGCTTTACCACCAGTTGCAAGTGTTTGTTGTGCAGATGCCCATATTTCATCAATTTTATCAATAAACGCGGCTTCATCAATTACTAGAAGTGATAAAGCTTCAGATCTACCTGCATCACCTGAACTAGAAACTGCCTTTATTTGTGAACCATTCTTAAATCTCAATGATAATTTATTATCTTCAACAGTGGTACCTTTTAACCAGCTAGGAAGATAATTGTGCATCTCTCTAACTTTAGTTACTAGGTTTTTTGCAACCTCTTGTTTTGTTGCAATTACAAGTACGTTTTTATCTTCTTGAAAAAGCATTAACCAAAGAGAATATCCTGCAGATAGAGTTGATATACCTAACTGCCTAGACTTCAATATAATATTATAGTCATGGTCTGATAAATCTTCTAAACTGTGTTCTTGAAAAGGGTATAATTTAAACGGTATTCTACCCCTTGTTGGATGTTGAATCTGACAATACTTTTTCATAAAGTATACTGGGTCAGATGCACATTTAGTATATTCTTGTTTAATTATTTGCTTAAGAGATTGTTTCTTGCTCATATATATAAATATATATTTACAACAACAAAAAACTAAAAAATGCTATTTCTTTCCTAATTTTCTCTTTTCGAAAGATCTACCACCAAAATATGCACCAATTACTGTAATAAGAACCAATTGTAAAAGGTCAGTCCACTTCTCTTCAACAACAAATGAAATTGTACCTGCATCTATGAATATCATAAGAACTGTACATACAACTAAAAATATTAGTACGAGAGGTCTTACGTTTTTAGACAACCAAGAATCACTGTTCATATCTGCTTTCCAGCGATCAGTGATATTCTTTTCCATTTCTATTTCGTATTGGGCAATAAGTTCTTTAATTTTTTGTTCTGCTTCTAGTTTTTCTTCCTTAGAAGTGTGTAGGTTATCTATTACACCACCTACATTTTTAACTAGTTCGCCTGCGCCACCTGAAAATAAATTTCCTAATATACTCATAACTATTCTCCGTTTTTAATATTCAAATGGAGGTGTTCCGTAATCTTTTTGTTGTATTCCATACCAATTTCTACCAACTTGGTAATACCACCAACCATATTTTGAATCTTCTATAATCTTAAATTTTCCCTTTGGTAGAGGGGAAGGCTTTTTAGGTGCTCTAGCAATATACTTTAATACTGGAACTCCATCATCCCATACTCTATCTGTTTTTCTAGCCTGTACAGATTTTCTATTATCTGTATTATGGGCCATTTCTATTTTAGATCCAGGTATATCTGCTTGAAAACTCTTAAAAACATCTTCGGTTATTACATTTTCATCTAGGTCTACTGGTTCAGCCTTTATAGCAGAATTAAAATCTGATTCAGCCTTCTGAACAACCTTATGCATTTTAATAATATCTTGTTTAAGTTTTTCTTTCTTTTTTGGATCTTTTTCTGCAACAAACTTTTTTCTCAATTGTTGTTGTGCAAGTTGAACCTTTTGTAATTCTTCTACGGCCTTTCTAAACTTACGAGTCATAGAGACTTCTAACATGTTTAGAACCTCTTCACTAATTATTTCTTCTAGTCTTTCTTTTTTCATATTTAATCCCAAAATATCATTTTACCAAGCATACCAATAAGAACTATCCAAATAGACCATAAAGTTCTCTGTGCACCTTTTCTAAAAGCAGTATTTTTATTAACTCTAGAAATAGTTCCATCATCAGGACCTAGAAGTGTCTTTTTTATCATAGTCAAATCTTCTTGCATTCTAGCTTGATTGTCCTTTATATATTCAACCTCTTGCTTTACAAGTTTTATTTCACTATGAAGATGCTCGTTTGTTAATCTTGCCATTTTATTTTCCCTATAGATGGATCTATATCATATAAATATAAGATATATTGGTTAGTATCACATATCTTCTAAATATTTATTCCAATCTAACAATTCCTTCTTAAATTTTGCCTTGATTTCTTCTTTATTTAATCCACCAGACCAATCTTCTATTTCACCAAGCTCTGTTACAAACGTTGGGTTATTATCTATCCAATCATTGAACTGCATAGTTATATCTGCTATTTCTGCAGTTTTTGATAGTTTGAATAATTCTTTCTTTTTATCTTGATAAGTTCCCTTATTTCTCATTTGTTGTTCTTCTAATGTTACGCAGCTTAAACACTTTTTATTTATTTTCCAGTGATGTCTATCAAACTGACCTTTCATAACATTTCCACATTCAGGACAACATAAAGGCATTTTAACAAAATCTCTAACCTTTTGCATTTTAGATATAGTTTGTTTTATACCATTTTTTATTGTCCAAATTTTATTACCTTCTTCCCAAACATCTCCTTCTGATCGTTCTTCTACTTTTTTATATCCTATTTGAGTTTTTACAGATTTGGTATAGTCTCCTTTGACTATATTTCTCATTCTTTGAACTTTTTCTTCGCTTATACTTTTCTTCATAACCTTTCTTAAAACGTCATCATACCAGTAATTTGGTTTACCGGTGCAAATGCTCCTGTTAATTTGTACGTATTTCCTTTATATATAAAAACTAGACCTTCACTAGGAATAATAGTCTTAAACCCTCCAATTGCAGCTATCTTCTTTAATTGTTGAGTCATTCTATTTAATTTTTTAAGGTCTCCACCCTTTCTAACATCACTAATAGCTTTTGCAACTTGCTTTCTTACATTTTGGATTGCTTTATCTGGATTTGCAGCCAAAAATCCTTCCACATTCTTAAGAACCTCTGCACCTAACTCAAAAAATAGAGTTTCAAATGGCAACATGTTTTTCTTAACTTGATCTGCATGTTTCATTTTATCAAATTCTTTTGCCTTTTTAAGAGTCTCTTCTTCAGGAATATTCTTTTTATCTAATCTAAATGATTTGTCAAAGAATGCCCAACGTTTAACCAGACCCATTTTAGTTTTATTATCAATTCCCTTTATATTCTTATCTACAAAATCTTCCCACCAGGCTTGATGATATTCTGCAAATGTTGAAGTGTCTTTCATCTTGTATTTTTTCATCAACCTATTTAGTTTTGAAATAAAATATGGCTTTTTAGCTGAATAGTCTTGGTGTGGATTCATCTTAAGAACTTTAGGACCAATAATAGAAAAATTCTTTTGTACTGTTTGGTTGACTTGAGCTATCATACCAGCAAGTATTCTTGCTCCATCTTTTACTGCTCCAATTGCTTTGCCATCCTTATATTGTAATACATTGTGAAACTGTAGATATGGAGCGTCATAAGTAATAACATTTGCAGAAGCTGGAAACATGATTTCCATATTTACCCAATTATTACCTTTATTAAATATTTTATCTTGTTGTTTTGGTGACAAACTTCCAATTGCTTTACCCAAATCTTTCATAGCAAAAGTAAACGCTTTTTCTATATTACCTCTACCCTTAAATTTAGCTGCAACTGCCTTATAGTCCATTCCACCTCTCTTTAAGTCTCCAGTATTTCTAGCTGCCAGCATTTTTCCATTCCAACTAATGAATAAATTTTGACCATCTGTTTTTTCGGTAGCAGCTTTTTCTAGATCTAGATTTCCTTGGAGTGCAAGGTCAATAATATTCTTAAAATCACCGAATGTTAAACCTTTATCGTCAAATGGATGAGACATGTGACCATAAGCTCCGCCTTCAACTAATAATATTTGATTAGCTAGCCACTGGCCTAGATTTTCAGTTATATTTGTTGGTTCTTCAAACTTTATTGGTTCCTTAATTTTTTCACCACTAACATTCTTTTTATTTTTAGACTCTTCTGCACCCATAAAGTCTACAAACTTCATTCCTGCTACTTGTGCAACTTTGGTTATTCTAGATTTCCAACTTGTATATGCCTTTGTTTCTTTATAGTTTTTTTGGTTTGTGGCTGTATCTGTTCCTGCTACTCCAGCTGGAAAATAGGTTACACCTTGTGAATAGTCATTGGTATTTTCATCTTTAGCAAGGTTTATTATATTTGACTCGTCTCCAATAATATAATCAAGAACTTCAAAGCCAATCATTTCTGCAAAGTTTTTACCTTGGTTTTCATATCCAGCTGGGGTAATAAAATATGTTGGTGGTCCGTCGTCAACATCTGCTCCTACTGTTGAGGTTGCTGAAGCTTCAGCTATGATTTCAGAAAAGTTTATATTTTTACAGAATTCTAATATAGATTCATTAAGCTTTTCTAGTTTACTAACGATTAAATTATAGTTTTTAGTATGGCCAAATATACCTTTAAATATTTTTAGCTTTTCTTTTTTATCTAGTGAAGTATCACCTAAAGCTTTTCTAATTGCTGTTCCACTCATTTCACCATATCCAGGTACATTCATACTTACGTGTGGAGCTTCTATTATATATGCACCATCTTTGTATCCAACTTCAGCTTTACCTTTCCATGGTCTAAAAAACTTACCTTTTAGTCTACCAGCATCTTTTTTACCAAACATAAATACTGCTGCGGTAGTTTTAGGGTCATACTTTTTAAGTATTTCTTCTGCCTTGTAAGGACTCTTTACTTGTACAACTTTAGATATTCCATGAGACTTAATTATTTTCTTTTTTTCTGCAAATGAAAATGGTGATTTTGGAAGGTCGACCTTACCACTTGTTGCTACATAGGCATCGCTAAATTTTGACTTAAGAAACCTAAATGTTTTTGCATGATGAGCTCCCATAGGTTGAAACCTACCGGGATAGATAGCAACTATGTTTTTTATCTCCTTATTTTCAGGTATTAAGCCTTCTACTAAATGTCTTGTCAAGTTATCCATACTATATAAATATCACCTACTTATTCTTTAGTATGTTTAACTCTTTGACAAGTTCATCTATTTTATCTTTAAGAAGTCTAATAGTTAATGTTTCAGGTACTTCATCATTTTGTAGATATTTCTTTTCAACTTCATAAGATCCTGATGCTTCTGAAAAACTAGAATCGTTACTACCTGACCAAAATGTTTCTGTTATTGTTTTTATGTCTGTCATGATACTGATGCCTTTGTTACTAATATTGTGTGATACCCTCTAGCATTTTTTGCCGTTGGACCTGATGTTGTTGTTCCTACTCCAAAATATAACATTGTGCCTTTAGGTATAACCGTATCAGGCCTATAATCTATATCTAAGTTTGTATATTTACCTCCTCCATCAAAAGTGGTTTGACTTGCAGTAACAAACCCTAATGTTATAGTAGTTTCATTTCCTTCAACTCTACTTGCTGTATATAATGCAGCTGTAAAGTTTTCACCTGCACCTAATCCTGGTCTTGCTGCACTTTGTATTTCAATTCTTGATATATCAAAAGGTAAACACATTCCCCAGTTTTGATCGTCATCACCTATATCGAATGATGTGACAGTATTAGGGTCACCTCCTATTGCTTGAGGATCGTTCCAGTTACTAGGTTGATGTCCTGCGGTGGATCCAAAATATAATGAGTTTTGAATAAACGGACTATCATTCACGTAAAATGGAAGACATCTTAATATATGTTGTTCTCCTATGAAACCTTCACTTGAACTAACAGGGCCTGAGGCTGTGACAGGAGCCGTCATTTCTATACCTACAGTACTTCTCAGTTTTGTAAAACTACTATTAGCACCAAACAAGTGAGTACTACTTATATAATCTATTGCATTTACACCCTCTACTTGAATAATTCCTGTTGTGTTTATGTTACCTGAGGCTGTTATTCTAGTTGTTTGAATTCCGTAAGTTCCACTTGCACTTATATTTTGTGAGGCTGTTATATTGGTAGCACTAACAAATCCTATAGTTGCAGTTTTAGTAGAAGGATTAAATTCGAATCCAGCAGTTGGTGTTACTAAAGTTTCTGCAGTTGCCGATGCATTTGTAGAATCAACCATAACAGGGAAAAAACCTGCATTGGTTGTTGTTCGTATAGTTTTTGCCTGTGTAGCTATAGAGGCTGCTCCTACTGTTACTTCAGGTAGCTCAACTCCTGCTAATTGTTCATTTGCAGTAGCGGCAGTTATTATTGGATCTGAACCAAATATTACTGATTGAACTTCATCTGTTTTTAGTACATTATCAGAATCTAATATTACAACCGAATTATCTACTCCAGCTGGCATATTATTTACTTTAATGTTTGTAGCTATATCAAGTGTACTTGCACTTATATTATTTGAACATGTTACAGCTTTGTTAATTTCAACTCTATTAGAAGCAAAAGTTGCTATAGTTAAGTTATTGCCCTCAATACTTACTGTATCTGATCCAAATTCTAGTCCAGTATTTGCATCGTTTGCGTGACTGACTAGAACATCTGCTTCTATTTTATTTGCTACAATTGTTCCACTTGCGCTTATATCACCTGAGGCTGTTATATGACCATGATCGATTTGAACAGAATTAGCTTCACTATTTTGAAAAGCTACCATACCTCCATCTGGGTTTAAGTATAAAGGAGCAACTGCACCATTATTTCTAGCCATTATCTCATTACTATTTATGATAATGTTTGCATCTGTAGTTAATCCTGATTGAAAAGCATGACCTGTACTTGTTGCACTAGCGTCTGTTGTTGAGGATAATCTTAAGGTATTTCCTGTTATTGTTCCACTTGCACTTATATCGCCTGAAGCTGTTATATGACCGTCTTCCGTGTTAAATGTTATTGATGTTGCTGCATTGTCCTTAAAATATACATTACCTGAGTCGGCATCTATAGTTATATCACCTGCAGAATCTAATAAAAATGAATTTGCAATTATTTGTGCAGGCGTATTAGTTTGACCTAAAATTAAATTATTACCTGTACTAATATATGCTATATCTCTAGCTAAACCACTACTATTTTCTCCTTGTATTTTTGTGTTATTTGCTATAGTAACAGCACCATCTATATCAACAACATCTAAGTTGGTTGTTCCGTCTACATCTAAATCTCCATTAAAATCTACATTACCTGAGGCTGTTAGGTGCGATTCTAATTCAACCTGGCCAGTAAAAACATTTATATCACTACCAGCAAAATTAAGTTCACCTGGGTTTCCTGGAAATATAGAATTATTACTACCAACAAATGTAATTCTTGAACTTCCAACTTCAATACCCTTTGTTTTAATTATTCCACTTGCACTTATATTAGAAGCAGTCACATTTGTAAAAACAAAACTTGAAGATACTGCATTTGAACTTCCTGATGTACCATAAAACAATTGACCTGTTGAAACATTTAACCCTAATTCACCTTGTACAAGTGAAGATGGTTCTGCAGAACCTGTTCCGTTTTTTGTAATAATTACTTGTGCCATATCTAAAATCCGTTCATTCCTCCATCGAGGATTTCTTTATCTGTTGCGGCAGCAAATCCAGCTATTTGTCTAAGTTTTGTAAATGCTACCTCTTCGTTAAACTTTATATTACCATCTCTATCTATTCTAAACTTTCTATTTGCGTCATTAGCTGCATCTCCAACAATAACACTAAATTCTGTATGTGCAGCTCTTTCAAGTTTAGTACCACTAAGTAGATAATGCTCTTTTATTTTTTCTTCACTTTCATTATATTTTATAGAACCTACCTCAGTATCGTCTTGTTTTTTATATTTTACAGATTCAACGTCAGTATCGGCTGCTTGGTCATCCTTTCTTCTTGTATTAAGTGAACCACTATTGTCCAAAAATACAGAACCATCACCAAAAAATATACATGCTCCAGTATCAGTACCTCTAACCAATATGGTACTTTCATTTACTTGAGCACCACCAACGGTAAGGTTACTCTGAACAGTTGCAGCTCCATGAATATTTGCTTGTCTGCTACTACCTGTAATTGTGAATGCAGCTTGAAGAGTACCTGCACTATTTCTTGTATCAATTCTAAAACCTACTGCAGTGTTATTATCACTAACACCACAATCAATATGTGCAAAGGGATATGCAGAACTAAACCGTTCTATAAAGACCTTTTTAGATCCATCGTGCGTTCCAAATAATTGATTTCCTTTTGAAGTTAAGCTGTCTGCTGTGGTAATTATTCCACTTGCACTTATGTCGCCTGAGGCTGTAACTTGATGAAGTGTTGCTCGCGAGCCACTAACAACTACTTTTTTCCAATTTGGCATTTTAATATCTCCAATTACGGTTGGTTACAGAAAAATTCTGCCCACTTCCCTTTAGGGCCAATAATCATTTAATATAAATATATATTAAGATGCTTTTGAAGCTAGTTTTTTCTCTTGTTTTGCAGCTTCTTTTTCTAGTTTTCCTAAAAGCATTGAAATATATGTCGCATCTGAACCTTTTATTGTCATTGCTCGTACCGCTTGTGTCAAAACTTGATAATCTTGTAAATTTAACATAACCTATTCTCCTTTATATTGTAATTGTAATTTTGTTGTTAGGTGATAAAGTGAATCTATCATATCACCATTAAAATTAGAATTTTTAATTAGTTGTAAAATAATATTTAGTTCTTCTTGTGTTAACTGAACTACAACAACATCAGGCGTTTTTGACTGCTTGGCCTGTTGTTTTTTGTCTTGAAATATTCCCATAATAACCCTTTTTAACTTTATTAACTCCAAACATATATATCTTCAGTAGAAGTATCAACTACCATCATACCAAGTCTAGCTGCATCTTCAGAACCAAAGTCTGTTGGATTACCAGACGGTGCACCATTAGATCCAGAAACTGCTACTAACATTTGTGGAGCTCCTGCAGCTTTTACAGCAAAAGCAGTATCTCCTGCGCCTACAACACCTTCTCCTGTAATCGTCCACCTCTGGGCACTATCATCATAACCAAGACCAGCTCCTAAATTATTATCTGTTTGAACAATAATACCACCATCACCAGTATTTGAACCTGAATTTAACAGTATAAATTTATCTTCTACATTTAAGTTTGCAACGTTTAGTGTTGTTGTATCACCACTTACAATCAAGTCTCCAGTTACTACTAGATCGTTACCAATAGTTACCACATCATTACTATCACCAATTTGTACAGCGTTAGAGCCAAAACCACCAGCTAATCTAGTTTTTAAGTTTGCAACAGATACATCGACGTCAGTGTTAGTTGTAAATGTTAAAGCTGATTGTAAAAATGTTGTTAATCTACTAACATCAGAACGTCTAAGAGAACCAGCATCACTAATTAAAATTTCATCTGTACTTGCGATAGCAGCGTTAATATCATCTTGGCCAGATATAACGTTGTCGTTAAGCATTGAGCCTTCAACAGCATTTGCTTGAATAGTTGTATCACCATCAGCTCCTAATGCAATGTCTCCACTTACTGCAACAGAGTTAATATCTGTTCCATCACCAATAAGTATTCTACCACTTGTTTTAGCATCTAGATCTGTTGGAGCATTTGAACCACCACCGACCTTAACAGTACCTCTTGTCATATTGGCTAATTTAGCATTAGTTACCTTGTCATTTCCGATTGTAGCTGTACCATCTCTTCCAAGAGTAACATCACCACTCATGGCAACCGATGCACCTTGATTAGAACCATTACCTACAATAATTTGTGTATCGGTAACTGTTACTGCAGCTGCAGCAATGGTTCCAGCTGTAATTTGTGCTCCTGACCCTGTATATCCACCATTAAGTTGTCCAGTAATAGTTTTTCCAGGAAGTAAATCAATACTTTCAGAAACTTGAATTAAAGTTGTACTAAAACCTGCAATGGTAGCATTATTTCCTTGAATTGTTACTGTATCACTAGCAAATGTTACTCCAGTATTTGGATCTTCTGCATGGAATATAGAGTTTCCAAAGAAACCACTAGCACTAATAAATCCTGATGTAGATATATGTGAATCCATATCAAGAGAACCGGTTATTTCTACTCCATCTCCAAATATTTTAACGGTTTGTGTATTATCAATATCAAATATTATTGCATCGTCTGTACCGAAGTCTATTGTATTATTTTGTGAATTACCACCAATAATTAGGGAATTGTTCTTAATAGAAGTTATCCCTGTTTGTGCAGCACTTACATCTAATTCTTCGTTTGTATTATCAGCAGTTAAACCTACACCGGCCATTACATCAACATCAACATTAAATGTGATTGTGTCGTTACCTGATTGGTCGGTTGTAAATGAACCACCGCCTTTAAGACCATCTCCTGCTGTTAATGTTATAGTTGCATCATTTGCAGCTGACGGTATGCTTGGCAAACTCCTCTTTCCAAAATCTCCATCACTATCTACAACAACATAACTTGTTTGGTCAGTAGAAGGTAATTGTGCTCTAATTGCACCTGAAGCTGTGATTGATTTCAGTTCAGCATCACTTCCACTTACTATTATTTTTTTCCAATTTGCCATTCTTATTCCTCATTCATCGGCTTTTACCGACATCTAATTGTACATATATAAATATACGAGTTTTATTATTATGAATTATCTCCAACATAAAATACACCATCTTTATAGTATATTCCTCCTTCAACGGCAGTTGGTGCACTATCTGGAGCTCCAAAAACTGTAACTCCTTCTGTATTTACTTTTAATTTTGCCGAATTACTACCCACTGTTGGCATACTAACAATAAATGGGTCACGAGCAGAAGATCCCGTTAATACAAAACTAGATGAAACAAATACACCTACATCAGACTTTATAGATATATCAGTTGAAGCAGATAATATAAAATCTGAGGCAGAACCAGTTATGAATGCAGTCTGAGCTGATGAAGCTGAAAACTGCATAACACCTATTCCTGGTACTATTCTAATATCTGCCATTATATTATTGTCTCCAATGGATCTACATCTTTTCTAGTTCCATGAACTAGATAGTAGGCCTGTATTTTACTAGAAAACATATTTCCATTTTTAATAAATATCTTATTGTCTTTAATTTCGCTAACATATAGGTTTTGGTGTTGACCAATAGGAGTCAACTGTACAGTTATAGTATCTTCATCAACTAATCCTACCCATTCCTCTGGTAGTTCAATAGTACTAGTTGTTGTTTTTCCTCTATAATATACTGCGTGTTCTGGTCCCTCTAATACACCATATTTTAATTTATTTCCTGGTCTTGTTGGGTGAGGAATAACGAATGATTTGACAGCAGCTTCTAACGTTCCATCAATACTAATATTTGTTGGATTAGCACCACCACTACCAGTTATATTTCCATGTATTTCAATACTACCAGATCTTGCAACTAATAAATCTCTTCGTTTATTAAATGCATGACCATCTCCAATTGTAAATACTGCATCTGTTACTCCATGTTTATTATTCATTCCAAGTACAATAGAACCACCTTTTGAACCAGAATTTACAAGTTGTGTACCAATTGCATGGTGACCGTTTGTTGAAGTTGCGGATATATGGTTATATGAACCTAATACTATACCACCGTCATTATCTTCGTTATGATTACCATAACCAAACACCATAGTGACATCACTAAGACCTTTGTTTCCAGCGCTACCACCGACAAAGTTTGCCAGACCCGATCCACTACTCAAGTATCCCATAACAATAGATCTAGCATTTTGATTTGTAACTGCATTTCCTTGACCTACAATTAGAGATTCTGCACCATTGATTATTGCGTTATTTGGTATACCGTTTTGATTAGCTCTTTCACCAACAATAAGAGAACCTTCAAATATAGATACATCATCTCCCATTGGAGTTGCATTTATATTTGATTGTACATGTCTGTCATTATGTCTTACATTTATTGCACCAAAGAAATAATTTTCAGGAGCTGTACTTTCTACCTGTATATTTCCACTACCAGTAATATTTCTAAAGTCCACATCTCTAGCAATTATATCATCACTAGAACTTATTATACAACTTGCCGTTACCTTAGACCTTATCAATAAGAAGTTATCACAGTCTGTACCAATAGTTACGTCATTTAATAAGTCACCTGTGCCCGATGTAAAGAAGTTATTATTGATTACAGTTGGTTGAGTTATATTTACAATAGGACCAATTACAAAAGTATTATTTATTGAGAATGTTCCTACACCACCTCCTGATTGTCCACCAAGAGTTGTATTAGATGTGCTACCTCCTTGGTATAAATCTCCATTTTGGTCTACTACAACAGGAGTTGTTCTTCTATCTTGTGCATCTGGAAGAGTTTCAAATCTAACTATTGGTGTTGTAGTACTATGGTTAATAGAATTTGAAACATGTAGTCTCCTCTGAGGGTCATGAGTACCAATACCTACACCACCTTCATGGGCAATTGTCATTCTTTGAGTTTCTACATTTACACCACCAGTATTTCTAGCATCATCATTACCTGTAAAGAATCTAATTTCTTGACCTCTGTCTCCACGTGCATGTATATTTATACTACCTTGTGGATTACCTCCTGTAGTTATATGTAGAACTTCTTGTAATAATCTTCTTCCACCTGCATCAGTATCACCTCCATCTCCAAGATCGTTTCCAGTTGTTCCACCTTCATAAGTATCTGGATGGTATGATATAGAACCACCAGCAATTCCTCTTGTTCCACCAAAACCATAACTTGCACGTGAATTTAAGGCATTTACAGCAATTCCTGACCTTGGTCCGTTTGTTGATGGAGAACTACCTCCTGGAGTACCTCCATCTTGAATAAATTTAGATGAAGTTTCCCAGTTGGTAACGTTCAAGAATACTGCTTGTGAACTTGCACTGTAGAATTGGGCAATCCTTGTAGAAGCTTCAGTAAATTGTGCATTTGAATTTTCAAGCCCAAAGGCAAACTTACCACTACCAGTAAATACTTGCATGGTAGAATGAGAAACATTTAGAGAACCGGTAATTGAATGTATATTACTTGTAGCGTTACCAATTCTTGATGCACCTTCAACCTGTAATTGATGTGTCACAGAGTCACTAGAAAAGTCTCCTATACCTACTCTTCCATTGTGATATATTTGGTCTGAAATTGCTGGATCTGTTAGTGCATTTGAAGCTCCTTGCTTGTACCAATCATTATCAGCACCATAACTTGCCGTACCTACCAAGTCTCCAACAAAACCTCCGCTTGCACTTATTTGTCCAGAGGCTGTTACGTTTCTTACTTCAATATCTCCGCTAACACTTACATTATTTGAAGCTGTAATATTTGTTGCATTAAGATTTGTTATATTTGCATTTGAAGCAGTTAGATGGTTAGTTATTATATTATCACTAGAACTTATAACTGAAGAGGTGATATTTGTAACAAAGATATTAGAAGAAGTTATATTTGTAATGTTAAACTGATTAACTGTACCTAGTGGAGTATCTGAGTCCATTTGATAAAGGTCACCTAAAGCATCAACAATTACCATATTTACAGGTACAGTTGAAGGATAAGGAGGTAAATCTTCAAATCTAACTATTGGTTCACTAGTATTGTGGCTAAGTGAGTTTGAAACATGTAGTCTTCTTTGTGGATTAAAAGAACCTATACCAACTGCACCATCATTCTTAATAGTTACACGTTGTGTTTCTACATTTACACCGCCTGTATTTCTTGCATCATCATTACCTGTAAAGAACCTAATTTGCTGGCCTCTATCACCTCTTGCGTGTATATTTATACTACCTTGAGGATTACCACCAGTAGATATGTTTAAGACTTCTTGAAGTAGTCTTGCTCCATTTGAATCTACATCACCTCCATCTCCAACATCATCACCAGTTGTAGATCCTTCATAAGTATCTGGATGCATTGCAAATATACCTGCAGTAGTTCCTCTAGTTCCTCCGAGGCCGTAACTTGCACTAGAATTTCTTGCTGTTACCTGGATTATTGCTCTTGGTCCGTTTGTATCTGGAGAAGAACCTCCTGGAGTACCTCCTTGTGCTATGAAGGCTGACTGTGTTTCCCAGTTAACTACTTCAAGTATAGTAGCTCTTTGACTTCCACTGATAAATGAAGCTATTTGGTTTGTTCTGCTACTGAATTGAGCTGCACTATGGTCTATACCAAATTGAAATTTACCACTACCTGTTAATACATTTCTAGTATTATGTAGTAATTGTAATGAGCCTGTAAAGTCGTGTCTATCATCAGTAGAATTACCTATTCTAGAATTTCCTTCAACTTGAAGTTGGTGAGTTACAGAATCACTAGAAAAGTCTCCTACACCTACTCTTCCGTTATGATAAATTTGGTCAGTTATAGTAGGGTCAGTTAATGCGTCAGATACTCCTTGCTTATACCAATCATTGTCAGCGCCATAACTTGCAGTACCTGTTAGATTACCAATAAAATTACTAGCACTTATATCACCAGATGCTGTTAGATTTGTTAAACCAGTTATATCATTACCATCTAGGTCTAAGTCTTGAGTTGCAGTATGATTACCTAAATTATCTCCAGTTGCACCACCACCTATTACATGAGATGCTGTTACGGCATAAGATGCAGATGTTATGTGTCCTGAACCAGTAAATGAACCTGTTGTAAAGCTAAGTCCAGTAAAACTTCCACTAAAATGTCCAAAACCTCCTAAAGCATGTGAAGCGGTATCCGCTGTTTGAGCATGAGAAGAAGATAATTCAAAGGTTACCTCGTGAGATGCAGTTACGGCATAGGATGCAGATGTTGCAAATATTGCATAAGACGAGGATAGTGCATAGGATGCAGATATAGATGAATTTGAACTAGAAACATTCATTGAGCCTGTTTTTGCAAATAGTTCATTAGCTTCATTTATACAAATTGTCTTTGCATCTACTCTAACACCTATTGAATCTCCATCTATAAAATTAAATAGGTCACTAGAAAATGCCTCTTGTCCTGATTCCCATGATGATGTTGAATTTAATTCTGTAGGAGCATATATGTTTCCATTAGTTGTATGCCAAGTTGCAGCTCCTTGTGCAAAGTCGTGCTTTTCTTTAATTGATTGGCTTTTTAGTCCATATATTCCACCTTGATAATGTGGAGACAAGTTACCAACAGAGTTGGATGCATGAGCATAAGGATTAGAACCAGTTATTGCGCTAAGGTTTGCACCAGTCGCAGTAAATCCTATAAAGTCTGCTGAATCGACTGCAGATGTTTCTATTGCACCATAAATATGTAATGCAAATTGTTGTCTGGCAGGATTACCAATATTTTGTGAAGATGGTAAAGCATAAACATATCCAGAAAAACATGAATAATTAGGATGTGCTTCTCCTATAAATAGACCATAATCTCTTTTATAGTCATCTTGAGGTTCACTAGCCCAGTCACTTGCAACTCCTTGTGGAAAACTAGCTCCATGATAAGTAGCATTAGTTTCATCAACCAATGTAAATACAATGACATTATTATCTGTTACTCCCGAAGCGCTTATTGGAGCATTTTCTAAGTAATAATCAGAAGTACTATATCCATAAGCTTCATAATCGTCTGAACCTAAATAAGTTCCATTTGCAAAATCAGTTGAAGAACCTGATGCGTCCCATTTTACAGAAGCTAAACTTCCAGTAATACCAGATCCTGCACTTAGTCCGTTTTGATTACCAACTGCAGGCCAAGACATCCAAGATAACCACCTTTCTCTATGACCTAATCCTGCTAAAGTAGTATCTCCAGCTCCTACATATATGTTTCCTTTCCAATATGAATATCTTTCTCTCATATCTTTTTCAAACTTAGGAATAACATATCTAGCTAGCATTGCGGGACTATCTGTTGCAGAACCACTAAAAACTAAACTTGTATTGTCAATAAAAATATAGATATTTGTATCTGCGTGGAGGTGACAACAACAATTTTCACTGTCCATAAAATCAAGTGCACAACCTAGTTTTAATTCTGCGACTTCTTGTGAAGAAGTATTATATACAAGAATATTATTATATTCATTTCTGACAGAAGTTGTACTATTATCTATATTAGTAATATTAGTAACGTCAAACTGGTGTACGCTTAGGTTATTGATAAATGTATCACCACCAAAAATATTAACATTTGTATTTTTAATTATGAAAGTATCACCAACAATATACGTGTTTATACCGCCGTTATTTATATCTATATTGGTGGTAATTATATCTCCAGTAAATGAACCTGTATAAGAACCTGTATGTCTTGCAAAGAGTTCATTAGCCTCATTTACACATATAGTAGTACCATCAACTTTAACTCCAATAGAATCACCATTGATAAAATCAAATAAATCTGCACTAAAGCTTGCTTGACCTCTTAACCATGAACCAGATTTGTTTGCATTTGCTAAAGACACAGGAAAACCAAGACTGGCAGAATACCAACCAGATATACCTCCAACAAAATCATGCTTTTCTTTTATAGATTGACTTTTTAGTCCATATATTCCGCCTTGATACCAAGGAGAATTAGTTCCAACACTATTTGCCGCATTTGCATAAGGGTTAGAACCAGTTATTGCACTAAGATTACCATTAGTTGGTGTTTCAGATATAAAGTCATCTGAAGCTACTATACCTGTTTCAATCGCAGCATAAATATGCAAGGCAAAGTGTTGTCTAACTGGATGAGTAGTACTATTAGAACTTGGTAGTGCATAGACATATCCTGCAAAACATGTATATTCTGGATGTGCCTTACCTACAAATAGTCCGTAGTCTGCTTTATAGTGGGTTGTTAGGTGATTATTAAAATCTGCTGAAGTACCAGTAAGATTGGTTCCTCCACCTGATAAAGAAGAATCATTATGTCTATAGTGGTATCCATTTCCTGCACCTCCATAATTCGGATTATTTCCAGGATCTGTTTCATCAACCATTGTAAATACAATAACATTTGTATCGGGTACTCCATGCTTTATGATTGGTGCATTTTCTAGATAATAGGCAGATGCACTATATCCAAATGCGTGAAAGTTATCAGAACTTACATAAGCTCCTGTAGATTCATCAGTTTGGTTTGTTCCAGCTGGAAATTCTCCCCAAGTAACTGACATCATACTACCTGTTATACCTTGACCTACACCGTCATTATCAATTCTTTGATTACCAACAGCTGGCCACGACATCATAGATAACCATCTCTCTGCTGGAAGTGTTCCTGGTCCAGGTCCGGCTGCTCCTTGTCCTACAAATATACTTCCTTTCCAATAAGGATATTTTTCTCTCATATCCTTTTCAAACTTAGGTACTACCCATCTAGCCAATAATTGTGGAGTATATGTTGCACCAGATCCTCCTTCAGGATTACTGTTAACTACAGCCATACTAGTATTATCTATAAAGATATAAATGTTAGTATCGGCGTGAAGGTGACAACAACAATTTTCACTGTCCATGTAGTCTAATGCACAACCTAATTTTACATGACCTATTTCACCTGACCCTGTATTGTATACAAGTATATCTCCAAAATTATTTGTTATATCTAATATATCTGCATCATAATTTACAGAGCTCGTTATATTTGTTAAATTGTTAACGACTAAAGGACCATTTATCTCTAGGTCAACATCTATATTATCTATATTTTCTGTAATTAGATTTGTTGGTGCAATAGTCCATTCGTTATCCATGCAGATATTGTCTATATAGACTTTTTCTGCACACATGTGTCCTTCTATATTATAGAACTCAAACATAAAGTCAAAGACATCTCGCCTATCAGGATGAGATAATCCTCTTGGTAAAGGTACTAAGTAATTATAGTTGTGAGTAGATACACCTGCTCTTTCGTAAGGTTTAACAGATATTTCTTGGAAGTACCATAGACCTCGTTCTATTTCAAACCTAAATTCTCCGATAGCATCTGCATCAGCTTTAAATGGAAACCTAAAGTTTACTTCTAATACGTGGTCTACACCAGAATATCCTTCTACTTTTTTAACGTCAACAATTCTACCTTTTGGTTGATTAACATCATTAACTTCTCCAATAAGCTTACCAAGTCCTATTCTATTTGTGTCATCTTGGAATGCATCTCCAAATCCAAATATATCAAGTCTTGGTGCAGTTAAAATTGGTCCATCAGGTATAGTATATGTGTTATTTGTAGAATTAACAGTTTGTCCAGATATCATACCACCATAAAGTGGAGGCTGAACTTGGAATCCTGGAGCTTGACCTGCTTTAACTTGTCCTTTACTATTGGTAGGGTTTCCTATAACAAAAGTTCCAATACCGTGTGCAACACCTAAATGATTGTTTTCTAGACTAGTTACCTCTCTACTTTTAACAAATGCACTTACTTCTAGAACATAAACCTTATCTTTCTTAAATGATGCAGAAACAGTACTTCTTAATTCCACCACTTTTAGAGGTTGTACACTAGGGTCTCTTCCAACATTATCATCTAATGGTGAAACTTCTCCAAGTGTACCAACCCTAAGAGATGGTCGCATTGGTATAAAATCTAGAACTTCATTTGGCGGTTGTTCTACAGTTGGGAAAGCGAGTGATTCTGATACTATGGCAAGCGTTGGAGGTTCTAGACCGGGGCTAGCAGTTGTTGTCCAATAATTTCCAAAATATCTTACGTCTGAAGTATCTACAGAAGAATTTAATCTATCAAATCTTCCGCATGGTATATTCTTAAATCTATTTTTATTATAGTGTGGAGACATTGAAACTACTAGCATTTCTTGTGCCTCTACTGGTAAATCTGAACAAAGTTCGTAGTCATCTGGTCTAGACTCTGCTCTTATATATGTTTTTATTCTATGAACTTCACCAGAATACGGGTCTAAATCATCTACTATAATTCCAGCATATGAAGTCTTATACAGAGATTCATCTTCTAGTGGATCTAATGTTGGGTATCTACTATGAGAATAAGGTGGCATTGCCCATGTTAATGTAAAGTCACTAGGATTAAACTCTTGATGCATTACTTCATGTAAATCTTGACCAGTTCCTTGGAAAGTTGTATGAGGGCTAGATACTAATATTCTAGAAGGAGAAAGTACTTGTAATATACTGGTAAAATAAGAACCTTCTGTGTTTGATTGGTTTTCTGGTGTTGAAAAGCCATCACCATCTTCAACCTGTGCATTTATATTAGAAGTAGCTGGCTCGATTCCTACAATATCTTTTGCATCAAAGAATACTGTACCATTTTCCATATCTCTAACAAATCCACCAAAGTCAGAACTTGTTAGTTCTAAATATATTTGTTCTCCTCTCTTATCATACGATAACTTTGCATTTGTATTATATGAAGAAGAAAGTTGATATATAGAACATGTTATTTCATTCTGTATTACTGGATTTGCTGAAGTTAGTGCTGCATCTAGAGATGATGTTAACTTAGTATTAAAGTGGTGCTCATAATAAGGAAGTTTTAGTTCCGATACTTCTATTTTTGGTGGAGTAATAAATGTTATTTCAGACGTATTATTAGCGTCTCTGTTAATATATACTCTTTTTGCCCATCTAATATTAAAAACACTAGGGTTTCTAGTAGCTAGAAGTCTTGCACCAACAACTCTTCCTCTTGCAACAGAAACTATTGTTACCTGTCCATATCCTTTAGGACGAGTCTCATCTACTTCTATAATTAGTCCAATAGAACCATCACTTCTTCTATTGTCTAAAAGTCTTACTGGTACTAGGTCACCATCTGCATCTAGAACTTCTACTCCGATTTCAGCATTTTCTACTAATGTTTCCGGATCAGGCTTGATAAAGAATAAATTCTTACCTGCATGAAGTTCTTGTCCTATACCTTGTACATTAAAATAATTCTCTGAAGTGCCTGAATCTTCTATCTCAACAGGTATAGAATCGTAACCCAGGTATTTCAAGGGATTTTGTAATGTAGGGTCCTTGAATGTTCTTTGTATTGTCGCCACTAAATACTAGTCTCCAACTATGTTTCACTTTTATACCATATATAAATATAGCCGAAGAGAAAAATTAGTTATAGACTACCTTACTTAATCCTGCAGACTTGTTTATTTCTAATAGATTATCGGTAATATCTCTCATAAGGTCTATATGGCTAATCACAACAACATAGTCAAATTCAGTTTTTAGATAGTCGAACAACATAAAAATAGAATTTAAGTTTGTTGCATCTAAGTTACCAAATCCTTCATCAATTGCCAAAAAGTTTGGTCTAGGTAAATTAGAAACGTTAATTAAACCTACCCTAATTGCTAGAGAACTTATGAACTTTTCCATACCAGAAGTTAATTCTAGTGCCCATTTTTTATTATCACCATAAGATATTAAAGTATTTATGTTTTTACCATCTACACTAAACTCAATATTAAAGTCAACGATTTGAGACAGAATTGTGTTTACTTCTTCTTGTATATATGGTAAAATATTAGATATTAGTTCATACGGTACACCATTTCTCTGTATTGAATTTAGATAGTACTCGTAAGCTTTATATTTTTCTTCTAAGTCATGGGCTTGTTCTATAGATGAGTGAATAGAATCTATAGATTGTTTAACCATTGACAATTTACTAAAAGTTTCCTGTAGATTTGTAGAATTTTCTTTTTGTTCTATAGATATATCCGCCAATTGTTCCTTTAGAGAATCTATCTTTTTTTGTATTTTTGCATTATGGCGAAGGTTTTCTTCGTTTTTGTAGTATTTATCTATTTCTTTTTCTACAGAATTAAGGTTTCTATTCTTTTCTCTTAATTCAGATCTTCTTTGAACTCTTTTTAATTTTATCTCAGATTGATACTTTGATAATTTATTATGTTCATCAATAATATTTTTTAGTTCTACAGACTCTGTTTCAACTGGCTCTAATATTGTAACTAAAGAATCTAATTTTGACTGCCTATCTAAAAGTCTATTAACAGATATTTTGTCATCTCTTAGTTCATTTTCTATCTTGAACGCGCTCTGAACAAAAGGTGTATTTTTACAAAAATCACAATTAGGGTCAAATTGGCCTATTGCCTTTAATTTGTCTAATTTATTCTTGATAATAATCTTAAGTTTGTCTAACTCAGACTTTACAGTTGTTTGTTCTGTTCTTGTCAACTTTAACTTTTTAAGCCTATCTTCGATATCTTCTGCATTATGCTTCTTTTCTAGTCTTGTCAATTCTCTAAGTCTAGGAGTATTTTCTGAAAAGTATCTATCGTATTTAGCCAATCTTTCTTCTGCTGAAGATATTTCTAATAGAATGTCTTTTTTCTTTGTTTTTAATTCTTTAATATCTGTAATACTATCTAGCTTCAATAAATTAGAGGTTTGTTCTATAATTTTATCGTTTAGTTTTTCACGTTTTTTATTTATTGAATCTTTTATTTTCTCATAGTTTTTATAGTCTTCCTCATGTATTTGTAATTGTTCTTCGGAATCTATGAGTTGTTGTGTAAAGTCTAGATCCTTAAAATGTTTCAACAAAACTTCAACTTCCTTTATCTCTTCGTTAGCAACTCTATATAGTTCTTCAAAAACTGTAATATCTAGAAATTGTGCTAATAAGTCTTTCTTTTCGACTTGTGTTTTATCTATAAACCCAGTATTATTGTTTTGCAAAGATAGAGCAGTTAATACAAAATCTTCATAGTATCCTAAATATCCACGAATATTTCTATTTGTGTATACTCTCTGTTCTCCATTTAACGAAACTTTTTCGCCTGCTTCATCAATCATCCAAAAGTCAACATCAACCCTTACATGGCCAGTATGTGACCTCTTTGCTCGTCTTTCTATAAAGTAGTCTATACCGTCTATTTCAAAATTAAAAAGACAACTAAAATTATTTTTAGTAGTGTTCATAACCTCAGATGCTGATTTTGTTCTTGAACATTTATCAAATAAACAATATGCAACAGCATCTAAAATTGCAGACTTACCTGAATGGTTTGGTGCAAATATACCAACTGTTCCATTCATGTTTTGAAAGTTTATTTCATTATTTTCACCATAACTAAACATATTAGAAAACTTAAAAGTCTTAGGTTTCCAACTCACATTTCTACTTATTTCTACGTCAGGTAAAAGTGAATTTAAGTCTCTATTTATTTTTCTAATACGAGTCAATAAATCAGGGTCTAAGTCATAATTTCGTTCTAGATAATCTACTATCAATTCATTTTGATAATTAGAATCTCTAATATCTTTAGTTATCTCAATGGCATTCTTAGAATTATTAGAAATATTTGCAAGCTTGTCAGTCTTTATATGAATAACGTCTCTAACTCTAGCCTTTTTTCTTATCTCAACTAGACCTTTTTTAAGCTCTGCTTGTGTAGTATTTGTTGTTCTTATTCTTAGTCTAGGATATTTAGGTATATTGTCTATATTTGGTAATTTACCGTCTATCATATCAACAGTATAATATCCATAGTCGTTATGTATATCAATAAATTCACCCTTTAGAGTATTCATATCCCATAACATATATCCGTGGTTTTCAAATGTTTCACCAAAGTTTTGTTGAATTAAAGAACCAGCATAGGCAATTGTTTCATTCTTATCCAAATACTGGCGTTTATGAATATCTCCTAATAATACAAGGTCACATCCCTTAAAAACAGATTGTTTAAGGCTTTCATTATTTACAACATATCCTATATCTGTTACTGAATTATGTACCGGTCCATGATGTAAACCAATTTTTATATTAGATGCTTGTGTGGCATCTGGGAAGTCTTTAGGGTCATCAAATACAGACATGACTATAAAATCTATATTAGAAACTCTGTATATTCCACTATTTTTTAAGTAGTGGAGATGTGGATGTGCAAGATTATCTATGATAGGCGATAGTGCGTCTAGTCTACTTGAATTATTTAAGTTAGCATCATGATTACCAGTAATTACTATTGTTGGTCTTATATCAGCCAACTTTCTAAAAAACTCAGAAGTTAATTCTACCAACTCAGGACTAATATCTGTTTTTGTATGAACAATATCACCAGCAACATAGATTAAACTATTTTTAGGTAAAAGTTTTGCTTCTTTATATAGTTTTCTAAATACTTGCCTGTATTCCTTATGTCTTTTGAAGTTTCTAATATGTATATCAGCTACATGTAGAATCTTTTCTACCTTATCAAATCCAACGTCTATTTGCATATAAATTTATACTCCATCAATTTTCCAAATGTTAAAGGCTCAGACTTATCAAGTAATTTTTGAAAGTTTTCATATCCTAATTCACTAGGATCTGATTCTCCTAAGTCTACTATATGTACTTCTTTATCTAAGCTCATAAAATATTCTGCCATTTTTATAGAATGTTCTAGTGCATCTGTATCTAGTGCAATGTTTATTCTACGTACTTTATTTTTTATTACCTTTGTTTTAAGATTATCTAACATTAGCTTACCAAATAGAGGTATTGCATTGTATTTAGCAGCTATTGCGTCAAAAGCTCCTTCAACAACTGTAATTGGTTCATCCCAGTTTATATGTAAATCAAAACCTATAATATCTTTACTTACCCTAGGATTATTATGTTTATAGTTTGCATCTTTGTAATAACTTCTACCCGTAAAGAAGTTCAAATTACCTTCATAATCATAACTAGGTATAATTATCATTCCACCATATCTTCCACTTTCACAATAGCCAATGCCATATCTTAAAATATCTTGACCTGTTATTCCTCTACCTAATAAATAATTTATAGCATTTCTATACTCAGGACTTTTTTTATTTGCTAAATACAGTGGAATATATTCACTAGGCAATGATAAGTCATCATATTTTTTATTACTATCGACTTTAACTATTTTACCAGTTAGTTTAGATAGTCTATTTATTATTTCTCTAGAAACATTTAATTTTTTGAACAATGAAGATATAGTTCTACCTTTAACACTGCATACCCAACAATGCCATTTTTCTGTTTCTAAATTTAGATTAAACTTTCTCTTATGGTGCTTACAAAAAGGACAGTGAAAGCCAACTTCTCCAGTCTGTTCATTTGTTTTTGAACGACCAAGCACTTGTTCTAATATTTGTATGATTCTTAAATTACCCATTTATAGGTATAATATAATAA